CATAGAACCGTTAAGTAACATTAATGAAGAACCTGACGAATCATTTAATGCGAATCCAATAATAGAATCATTTAATGCGAATCCAATAATAGAACCACTTGATGTTACCCCTATTATAGAGAATACCGATTGGACGGGAGATGAAGATGTATATGAAGGTGGGGGTAAACATGATAAAGATCTAGAATCATTTGCTGATTTAATTGAACGATTTTTTAATATGTTATCTAAATGGTATGATAAAATTGCCGTATTTATTACAAAAACTTTCTCAATTGACGATTTTTTCAGAGATGATGTGAAATATGTAAAAAAATATATATCCTGGTTTATTTCGATTGTGGTAGCGTCATTCGGTCTATATAATTGGTTGTTTGTTATGTTTTATAAAGACAAACATGGTAAGCGCCCTGATATATGGGAAGTACCTAGAGAAACGATTAAGAAAGAAGGAGACACCTCACCCGCATATAGGTTACTTAATATGATTACTCATATTCCATTGTTTTTCCCCTATTATTTGGAAAAACTTATTGTAAAATGGATACCTAAAAGAGTTCTTTGTATAGTAGACGATGGAGAAAATTATAAAAGTGCGATGATTGTATTATACATTTCATTGTTAGTAGTTCTTACGTTTGTTATAAATCATTCATATGCCTTCATTAAGACTACACTAATTAGTATTGCTAGTTATAATTTTGATGGTGTTATGTCAAAGGTGATATACGCAGGAGCACTCATCTTATTTGTAATGTCGTTTATGGAACGTCATCCATTGGCTAGGATACTCCCGATAGACAGTTTTATATTCATGTCAAATATAACAAACCCTATTTATTGGCTTGAAAAAGTATTTATATTTATTGTCCTATTGTTTTTAGGAGTTCCCATGGCAACTGCTATGTGTATGGTATATTTAGTTACGTTTACTTTATTTGGAATTGTAACATTCAAAGGTGAAAACACAGTAATGGAAGTAAAAGAACAAATGGACGATTTTTTCAATTCATATAAACCGAGGGAAAGAGAAGATTCAAAATGTACTCCTCTTGGATTTTTCGACGAGATAATTAATTTCATAATTAAGATTTTTAATGTAATGTATGATAACTGCATCCAACTAGGGTTCGTAATAGTCATGTTATATGCTATTTTTGATTCTAGTATGAATGTAAAAAGTAGCACTCTAAAACTTGTAATATTACTCATCTCTGGTGGGGTCATTGCTGCAGTCGCATTGTTTTCATTATTTGGTAAACCTGATAAAACATCCATATATAATAATAATCTAGATATGATTAAAGAACCGATTCAGCCTGAATATGTAAAAGTAAAAACGAAAGAATTTACCGATATGTTGAATCGTGAATAAACGATGAATAAAACATATAATATACAATATCAATATAAACATTATTATTGATATTGTATATTATTCAATACCATGGGAAAGAATAGAAAGAAGTCATCGTCCTCAAAAAAACAAAATCCACCAAAAAAAACAATTGATAAACCTGTTATCGATACACAATACTTATCCAAGTACCCATTAGTAAGTATTTGTACACCGACATTTAATAGACGTCCTTTTATTGAGAATATGTTTCAATGTTTCCGTAATCAAGACTACCCGACTGATCGTATTGAATGGATTATTGTAGATGACGGTACTGATAAAATCAAAGATTTAATTGTTTCATCAAACATCCCACAAATCCGTTATTTCGAAGTAGACAAAAAAATGTTTCTTGGCGCAAAACGAAATTACATGCATAAATTTGTTCGCGGATCTATTGTGGTATATATGGATGACGACGATTACTACCCACCTGATCGTATTTCGCACGCAGTAGAGCGCCTACAAAATAACCCTGAAGCATTGTGCGCGGGTTCTAGTGAGATTTATGTATATTTCAAAGGAATGAATAAAATGATACAATGTGGTCCATATGGACCTAATCATTCTACGGCAGGAACGTTCGCATTTAAAACCAAACTATTGGAACAAACACAATATGATGACAATGCGGCACTTGCCGAAGAAAGGGCATTTTTAAAAGGGTACACAATTCCGTTCGTACAATTGGACCCATTAAAAACCATATTAGTTTTCTCGCACGAACATAATACATTTGACAAGCGTAAGATGTTCGAACAGAAACAGAACGAAAAATATTTCAAGGAATCACCAAAGACAGTAGAGACATTTATAAGTAAAGATAATGAATCTAACATTAAAAAATTCTTTATGGAAGATATTGATGGATTACTAGATAAATATGACCCTGGAAAACCGGAAATGAAACCCGAAGTATTGGAACAAATTAAAGAAATTGAAGCAAAACGAGCACAAATGATGAAGGACGCACAGTTACAACAACAGCAACAAAACGCACCTATTGTATTAACACGTGACGGACAGCCACCCATTACATTGACAGCCCCACAGATAATTCAAGTTATTAACCAGCATAAAGAAGAAATAGAACAACTGAAAAAACAGAACGCACAATGTACGCAATTCACGCAATTGCTACAGACAAAAATAATCGAATTAACCAAACAATCGCATAACAACAATCCAATTGATACCTCCGAAAAGGAACAATTAATACAACAAATTAGGGCATTGACGCATAGAAACGAGCATTTAGAAGCACAACAAAATGAACCAATGATGTTAGAACGTGAAGGACAATCGCCAATCGCATTAACAACACGTCAAATACTTCAGATTATTAACCAACATAAAGAGGAAATAGTACAACTGAAAAAACAAAACGAACAATTGTTACAGTCGAAACTACTTGAAGTGACGAAAACTCCGTCAAACGACAATCCTGAAAAGGAACAATAACGTCGCATTCTAACATAATGTAATGAAAGGCTAGAAGAATAAATATTTATATGTATTTGATAAAATTATATTAATTTTATCAAGTTGAATTACTAGCGAGAACAATTAAATATCATCTTCCAGTTCCAATTTAGAAATCGCATCTTTTTTGACACTTTTATCAATATATCTATATATTCGTTGCAAATCTAATTTATTAATATTGTAATTTTCAAATATTTTTTCTATATCGTTCATAATATCTTGATTGTTTATAAAGTCACCTGAATGTAAAATACGGATATCTTGAAACATTGTAATAACATCGTACTTATCTAGGTCTAGTTCTTGACATATGCTATAGATAAACATCATGTTATTGTATTCGGTTGAATATTTAGTTAACACTTTGGTAAAACGGACTTCTTGTGGATGGAATTGATTGTTGTTTTCAGTAAAATTGTCATGATATATTTTATTATTATTGAATGTCTTCATTAATGAACTCATTTCATTAAACTGCCATATCTGATTTTGAAATGTGATTCTGTCAATATAATCTGCGTAACATATTTTATCTAATATTTTATGATAAACTGGAACAGATCTATTGCGTTTGTATTTTTCTATCATGTCTACAATATTTTCATGCCATAGTAATGCGACAATTGTTCGTTCAGTTTCATTCATAATCATATTATGGTCCTTTAATGGAATTTTTCTATTAATTAATGTATGTGTTATTTTTTTAGAATCTTCATTGTTAGATTTTTTTCGAAAAATAGTCGATAGAGTGTCTCCTTCAAGTAGTTCAGGTTTCTTTATATAAATATCATATATGAAGTTTAGTTTACGGACATCATTTTGCGTATAGTCAAGTAGCATATTTAACGTATTCCCGTTATTAATATGAGTCAAATTCGGACAAATTCTAGTTAAAATATTTTTTATTTGATCTCGAGTTGGCAATTTTAATTCAAACGTGTTGCATACTTTCATCAACTCTCGTATTTTTTTATCAACACAACAGTTCCCGATACATATTATAGGATTCATTGTAAAACTTTCAAGTTTTTGTTTTTTTGTTTTTTTTTGTCTTATCAACTTAACTAATGCGGAAATACCACCCTTATCTCCATTATTCATTCCGTCTATTTCATCCATTACAATAGCAATTCGTTTTACATTTTTTGTCATCATATCCAATACATTTCTATTTGAAATATTATTACTTGTTATAGTGTTTATCAATCCTGTATTTCGCACATCACCTGCATCATATTTAATAACATCGTAATTCATATCCTTCAATAATTTTGTAACAAAGGTTGTTTTTCCGGACCCAGGAGAACCATATATATAAATACCTTTTTTATACGTCAAGTCTTTACATTTGGAATCAAAATCACCCAGAATTTTTTTTATATCAATTGACATTTGTTCTCTTTCAAAAATACGATTTAATTCTATATTTGTAATAATATTTTCCATGCTGGTTATATTTATATAGTGGCATTTTTATAAACCATTTATTCGGAATAATATTATCAAATAATAATAATATTATATTTTTCGGTCATATTTATGCGAAAGCATTGAAATTAGCAGTTCGTGGCATAAAGTTACTCGACGTAGCAGGTAACATGCCATATCTAGAAGAATTGTTATTTGTGCCGTAATATTGTTGGCCGGGTACACCTCCATATTGTTGACCTGGGTTGGTCGCAATAGCACCTGATGCTCCGCCGATAATATCTTTCGCTAACCCGTAAACACCACCCACCGTATCTTTTGCTAGACCAACAGTCCCTCCTACTGCGTCTTTTGCTAGACCAACAGTCCCTCCTACTGCGTCTTTTGCTAGACCAACTGTTCCTCCCACAGCATCTTTTGCTAGACCAACGGTTCCTCCCACAGCATCCTTTGTTAAATCTACGCCTCCATCAACGGTATCCTTTGCTAAATCAAGTACACTATTGGCAACTGAACCGACTTCGCCTACAGTTTTACTTACAATATTACCATTATCATCTTTGACTACAGACTTTTTATTTGTATCGACTGTTCCTGAACCACCGGTTCCACCACAATTCGTACATGTTGTATTTCCAGGACACATAGGGCACGAGGGACATACGGGAGGAACAATCTGTGTTTTTAATACATAATCATCCGAATTTGCTTTTGAACCGTCAGAATTAGATGATGATTTGTCGGAATAAGGCGTTTTATCACATTTACCATCACTGCTTGAAGTTGGTTTTTCAACATTACCTTGATTATCGATTCCATACAATGTGAATCGTTTTACATTTCTCAATATTAAAGAATCCATCAAACTCGATTCGAACCCGATAATTGAAACAAGTGTATTCTCATTGTCTTTGATATACAATACAATATTGTTACCTTGTCCGTCTAATTTAAACCATCCTTTTAATTCAGCGTATTTTTCTTGGTTCTCATGTGTCAAGTCAGAATTATACTTTTCTTTCACGTCACTTCGTTGTATTGTATCGCCATTACCGTTATACATAATGATACTACCTTCGTCGTTTTCCTTACGTACTATTAAGTGAGAAGTTGGTATGTCGTACAATACATATTTGTCAACCTGGTATAAATCATGGTCTCCGTATTTGTCAATTTGTACGTACTTATTATTTTTATCATCGGTTGTATTTGTGTAACTATTAAGGTCGATTGGATTAGGACTAAACATTGCGTTCTTGTCGTTTGAAAAACAAAAGATACCTCTTGAATTTAGTTTATTATCTTTGTTCTCAAATACTGCTAAATATGTTTTCTGTTTCCATGGTATATAAAATACACTGGTTTCCGGAGCGAACTTACTTTGACTAACATAACTCCACGAAGTATATGATGGAGATAAACTAGAAATTGTACTTTCTTTTGTTGGAAGCGTCGATTTATTGTCAGGTACAATATTATACATATAACTTTCGGCACCTGATCGTAAAGTAATAATCAACTGTTTTAATGTAGGCGAACTAGAGGTCATATTTGTATTTCCTTCAGTAGTATTTTTGGTATCAGTATCAGTATCAGTATCAGTATCAGTTCCAGTAGAACCCATATTGGCATTTCCTTCAGTTGTATCATCTGCATCTGATGCAGTTCCATTAGCGGGAACAGATCCATCAGAATCATCGTTTGTATCAGCCCCAGTAGATTTAGACCATTCAACTACCGACTCAACAATATTACCATTTTTTTTGTCATAAAAGATTGTTTCTGTCAACTGTGTCAATGGTGATGTGTTTGAATATTCGGCTAGTATAAATTCACTAAACTGACCCTCGTTATTAAACATATTTTCTACACCTTCTACATAATATGAGTTTTTCAAGTAAATCGTTATTACTAAAACTATCAGTATGAGTAAAAACATCATTAGGGGTGTTAATGTGAAACGATTCATTATATAGACTATATAACGAAAAATATTTTGTAATGAAAAATTGAAATGGATGGATATTGTAGAAATTTACAGCATTACAATTATGGCATCATCAACCAAACCAATCGGTAAAAAGGAACCAGTTATATTAGAACGATTCTACAACAGTGAGAACAATACACACGAAATATCAATAGATGAAGCAGGGAGAGGGTGTATGTTTGGTCGCGTCTACATAGCATCTGTTATTCTGCCTAAAAACCCGGAATTGTTCTCGGGTATTGATATTAAAGATAGTAAAAAATTTAGTTCAAAAAAAAAGTTGCGTGAAATGGCAGAGTATATCAAAGAACACGCCCTTGTATGGAATGTTGAATATATAGAACCCGACGTGATTGACCGTATCAATATTCTTTCATCAGTAATGAAAGGAATGCATACATGCATATCAGAATCTATACAAAAAACGAATGTTCTAACTAATATGGATCATAATATGACAAATTTTATGGCAGTAGTTGATGGTAATTATTTCAAACCATACGGCTATTTTGATAATACTACAAATGAATTTCAATATATGGAACATGTTACCGTCGAAAAAGGAGATGGGAAATATATGGCGATCGCAGCAGCAAGTATACTAGCAAAGACAGCTAGAGACGACCATATTATTGAAATGTGTAATCAATATCCAATCCTTTCCGAACATTATGGATTGAATACAAATATGGGTTATGGTACAAAGTCTCATATGGAAGGTATTCAAAAATATGGAATTACGCAGTGGCATCGACGTAGTTTTGGGTGTTGTAAAACTGCAGACCTACACATAATCGAATAACAAATTACATAACGGAATACTATATTGCATATATTTAGGGATCAAATCAAACTATTTTTTTCCATCTATATAATAACTACCAACTTGATATGTCGTTTACTAGATTTCATGACGATCCACATAGAATACAAAAACAAATAGAAGAGAGTAGCTTCACTGGGAGATATATGTTAAATACACCAGGTCCAGGTGCTAATTTACCATTTTATGAAGACCCTCAAGTTCGTTTGCAAAAATGGGGAGGTAATTTACAGAATAACACCGTCGCATTAGAAAGTGATTTACATGGGTTAACTAGACCATTAAATCGCGACTTAACCAATGATAACAATTACAAACTAAATTCTGTTACAAGTACTCAGAATAGTTATTCATCAGTAGACCCTTTCGTCCAAGAAAGCCGTGCTAGTCACCCAGCATGGATGTATAAAGATTTAGAACAACCTCGTTGGGAATCCCCTCTATTGAATCCATTGAATGGTTTAGAAAAAGGCTTCCACGAGAACATTCAAACACGTATTTTAGAAAAAGATAATCATGTCACAAAATTACCTATTGTAGAAGGTACATTAGAAAACAAATATTATCTAGCAGATAAATCCATGTGTATAACTGGGAATGAAGTAAGTTGTCCGGGAACACTTTATTCGAGAAGATTAAATAAGTAATCAAACCACAATTATTATATAAAAGTAATATATTTATATAGTATAAAATGGAAGTCATTGTTCCACTATTTGCGTTATCTAGTTTATACTTCATTAATAACCAGAATAAAAAAAAGAAGGTAGACACTTTTTCAAACCAATATAATTTACCAAATACAGATGTACCAGATGAAAACTATCCTGTTAATCCAAACGATGCTGAAAAAACCGCAGAACTATCAGTAAATAACAAATACGATAACGGAGGTGGCGTATATACTGATAAATATTTCAATCAACAGACTGTATCACAGACGGACACTGGGTCAGAATATACATCAATAGACGGGAATAAGGTGGGTCTAAAACATTTTCAACATAATAATATGGCACCTTTTTTTGGTGGAAACTTGAATACAAGTGCTAGTCATGAAAGTGCAAATGAGAGTATATTAGACAATGCTACTGGTGCGGGTTCACAAAGCATTAAAAAACAAGAGCAATCCCCTCTATTCGCACCTGGCGAAAGCGTTCAATGGGCGAATGGTATGCCAAATCAAAGTGATTTTATAAAGTCACGTATAAATCCCAGCATGAAAATGTCTAATGTAAATCCATTCAAACAAGAAAGTGTTGCACCTGGTTTGGGACTAGGATATACGACTGAAGGTTCGGGTGGATTTAATTCAGGTATGGCGGAACGAGATGCTTGGAAACCAAAAACCGCGGACGAATTAAGAGTTGATAATAATCCTAAATCATCCGGATATATTATGTACGGTCATGAAGGTCCCGCGAATAGCCATATTCAAAATAACATAACACGAGAACAAATGGGTATCATGGAAAAACATCGCCCCGAGCGTAGTTTTGAATTAGACCAGCGAAACGCAGGAGACAATACTGACATTGGTCGTCTATTTACTACCGGTGGTGTTGAAAAGGGACAAACCATGCGCGGAATACCAGTCGCAAAACACGTTTCGCGTC